CGGAAGATTTTTGCGCTGCCACCAGAGCTATATAGTTAATATGGACGAGGTAAGCGAAGTAAGCCATTTTTTTACGATGGTATCTGGCGCGATCGTCCCGATCAGGCAAAGAGAATTTGCAAAAATAAGAGAAAAATATGAAAACTACGTCATTGGAGGGAGATAAAGCATGAGCGAAGAAAAAACCAAGAAGTGCAAACATTGCAAGATGGACATTCCAAAAGATGCAAAAATATGTCCACATTGTAGAAAGAAACAAAAAAGCGGAATATTAAAATGGGTTGTATTAATACTTATCATAGGAGTGGTTATCGGTGCTGTCACAGGCGAAGATAAATCCGCTGATAGTACGACAAAACAAACAGAAGCAACTGCTTCAGACAGTCAGAAACAGGAATCTGAGTCAATCGAATATACATCTGTATCTGTAAATGACATGATGGATGCCCTTAATAATAACGCTATGGGAGCGTCTGACAAATATAAAGGTAAATACCTTGAGATTACCGGAAAGCTCACAAACATTGATGCAGCCGGAAAATATATTGATCTCATGGCTGATGGAGATTTTGAGATTATTGGAGTTCAGTGTTACATCAAAAACGACGACCAGAAAGCTAAAATAGCATCTATGTCAAAAGGTGACACTGTTACATTGAAAGGAAAATGTACGGATGTCGGAGAAGTGCTTGGATATTCTCTTGATATTGATGAAATAGAATAAATGCTAAAAAAGACCGGCTCTCGCTACCAACGAGGACCGGTTTTTAAAAAAAAGAAAAATATTTTTACGTTCCGCAAAGCATAACGAAGTGAAACGTATCGCCTGACAAGTCATATTGTATCATCTTCGGTGTGTTCGGACAAGTCAGAAAGTTTGTTCGGTTAATAAGGAGGAAAAGAAATGGCAACTGCAAAAAAACTGCCATCTGGCTCATGGAGATGTCAGGTATTCAGCCACATCGAAGAAATCCCGTTATCAGACGGGACTATCAAAAAGAAAAGGGTTTATAAATCTTTTACATGCTCAGATCCTAGCAAAAAAGGGAAGCGAATCTGTGAGCAAATGGCTGCCGAATGGGCAGCAAAAAAAGAAAGTGAAGTATTGACTGCGCGATATGCTCCACCAGAAGATATGACATTAAAAGAGGCATGTAATAAATACATAGAAAGCAGAACAGGTGTTTTATCCCCTGGAACTATTAGAGAATATAAGCGATCTGTCAAAAGAGACATGGCTAAACTTATGTCATTAAATATAATGGAAATCACTCAAGAGGATGTTCAAGCTGAAATGAATCGTGAAGCACTTACTCATTCGCCAAAAACTGTGTACAATATGCATGGCTTTCTTTCTACTGTCTTGAAGACTTATCGTTCGGATTTCATCTTAAGAACTTCCTTACCTAAAAAGGTAAGACCGAAAATCTATGTACCTACATCTGCCGAAGTCAAAAAGGTAATTGAATGTACTGCAGGTAGTGAATTAGAGATACCTGTTCTTTTGGCAGCGTTCGGTCCGATGAGGCGGTCAGAAATCTGCGCGCTTAATTCTGATCATATCAGCCAAAATGTGGTACATGTCGAATATGCAATGGTTATGAACGATTCTCATGGTTGGGTTATCAAAAGACCAAAATCTTTTGCTGGCGATCGTTTTATTCCATTTCCGGATTTCGTTGCAGAAAAACTTAAAGGTATACATGGAAAAATAACAAATTTAAATCCGGCACAAATATCTAATAGATTCGCTGATGTTTTAGAGGATAATCAGATTCATCATTTTCGATTCCATGATTTGCGTCATTATTGCGCATCTGAATTGCATACTCTTGGAATTCCAGATGTATATATTATGCAGCGTGGCGGTTGGGAGGATGATACCACATTAAAAAATGTATATCGGCACGTTCTGGTTGATCGAGAAAAAGAGATGAATGAAATTGGGAATGATTATTTTTCCAAGCTATGCAACACAAAATGCAACACGAAAAAAGAAAGTGCTGAAAAATAGCGTATATTAGGATTTTTCTTGCAGGTTCAAGTCCTGTCATCCGCATTTTTATGAAAATCTTGTATTCACTGGTTCTCGCAAAGAACGTAGTGTTTTCAATGGTTTCGGCAATTTCAAATTAGCTCATAAAATATGTTATTTTGCCAGTTTTGGTATAAAAAAGAAGAACTATGCAACACGAAATGCAACACGAATTTGATACAATATGTAAAAAACAGCCCCAAGGAGTAACCTCCAAGGGGCTTAAGTTTTATGCTTTTTAGATTGCAATCAAATCTTTCCAGGTGTTCTCGCCACACTCTCCATCTACCACCAGTACTCCATTTCTGGATTTCTGATACTGTTTTAATGCGTAAATGGTATTTGCATCTGCCTTTCTGGATAAGCTCAGGGCTTTTCCATTCTTTCCTTTGAATCCTCTGGCAATTAAAATCTCCTGCAGTAACAGGACAGAAGTTCCTTCGCTTCCAAGTTTTACTAATTTTGGCTCAAACATATAACCGGCTCCTTTCGATGTGGTCGTTGATGGTTTTGTGCTAGTTGATGGTTTTGCGGTAGGCTTACTTCCAGTAGTATTGGTAAGTCCACTAAAATCAATAAGACGATGCGTCCATCCGTGACTATACAGGTACCAGGGCTGTGTACGGATTTCATTTCCGGAGTTGTCCTTTGTATCGGCGGTTCCCTCGGATGATCTGGCGTGTACGATATTATTTTTATCAATCGCCATCGCTACATGACTATTGGATCCATTCGAATTATTGTCCGCCAGTTCCAGATCGCCTTTGATCATCTGCGCATGCGCTGTCTGATTCCTAGCAACAACCTCAAATCCGGCATTCAGCATCTTGAGCATATTGCCAGTATAAGAGCAATTCTCTTTGAGATAACGTGCCTGTTTGGTAAGCCCATTTTTGAGGAACGCATAGTAATAAGCAGTAAGCGCCAATGAGCTACAGTCGAAAGATTTCGGAATGTTAATTTCGTATAAACTCCTAATTCTCTGACTGTATCCATGACTGTTATCATTCGCAATATTCACTGCAAAGCTTACTGCATCGTTTCTCACATTCTGGATAATCTGTTCTTTTGTCTTTGCCATTGTTCCACTCTCCTTTGCTTCTGTATAATCTTTATAAAATACATTTCTATCAACTTTGGCATTAATTCCTGGAATCGTTGCTTTTGAGCTGTACTGCCAGCCAACGCCCCAACTTGGACGTAATCTCTCAACTACTGTCCCCTTATCATTTACCGGATATCTGGCAATCCAGAAATCATGCTTTTTGAGGTGACTGCAAATCACGGTATTGTACCAATCAACGTTGCAGTAAATTCCGAACTTATATCCTGCGGATTCCACGATTTCACGGAACGCATCAGCCATCTTGTGAATACTTTCAGCTCCAAGTACTCTCTGTCTATGATTCTCTAAGTCGAGGAATACTGGAAACTGAATCTTTCTTCCGTTCAGTACGGAAACAACCTTTCTGGCTTCACTCCGGGCTTCGGATACTGTCGAAGCATAGGAATACTTGTATACTCCTACTGGAATTTTATATTTATTGCATCCGGCAAAGTTGTTCTCGAACTGTCCATCAATAACATTTCCGGCTTCTGTAATTCTCATCCAATCAATCTTCCCTTGCCACGATGATACGTCAATTCCTTTGATTTCCATATAAGCTCCTTTCTACTTTCCAATGTATACAAACTGTGCACCTGCCAGATTGTTTTGAGCCATTGTTACCCACGGAATATAGGTGATTTCACCGCCTTTCATAATAGTCATAGTACCTGCGCCACTCTGTTGAGCCACAATTATTTGCTGATTTTCAGCCGGTTGCAAATTTTCAGGAATTGTTCCAGTAGCACACAGTACCCGATTTGCCCACGCTTTCAAAGTTGCTGTCTTTGTCTCAAAATTAATTCTTCCAAATACTAGCCCATTCACTCTCTTGGCATAAAACGTTATGCTCATTCCATCTACGGCACTTGTCAAATTCGTGTTGTAAGTAGCATCTACAGTATTTAATTTCTTTTTTATCGTTCCAAACAAGTCGCTCCATTTGAGCTTTTTCATGGTTACTCCGTTGTTTGCAGCGATGGGGAATAGGTCTGTATTAGTGGGCTCAGTCGTGCTTGATAAGTTGACTATAGAATCTGTTTTTAATGATACTGCCATAACATCACGTTACTCCTTTCCTGTAGAAGTGTTAATTTCTTCCAATTTTTTATTTAACATGTCTATTTCTGCTTTTTGTTGTTTAATCATGGCGAACATTGCCGGAATCATGATTCGTTCGTTCCAGTCTTCAACCTGTCCGTTAGCATGTCTAGTAGCTTCTGGAAAGTATTCTTCCACATCTTCTGCTATGAACATTGGTATGTATCTTCCTTCATTCTCATCGCCTTTAACCAGATACCCGTCTTTATATTTCGCCCACGTTGGTTCGATATTGTACCATTTTTCAATTTCTTGCTCTGAAATATCGTTTCCAATATCTTTATAGCGTTTCGAGGATGAAGATTTCAGCATCAACTGTTTGTATCCTGTACGTCCATCCCAACAAATAGTATTTGATGATGTCGTATACTCCATGTTTTCTATCCTTGGTGATTTTGCAAAAGATGCAGGATTAGTAACAGTTAAATCTTCAAATGTACCAGTGTCAGCCGATACTTCTGTTGCACTAATATTAAGCTCTTCAGCGGTCCAGTCGATTCCCCACGCCGTTTCAACGTATTCAATGTCCGCAGTGCTGCTAAAGTATTTTTCGACACTAACAGGATTTATTCCAGTATTTGAAAAACAAATTCCTGTATATTTCATGTACGTAGAATTTTCTTCGTAGCTTGTGAATGCAGTGTATCCAGAGCGGTCAATCAATCCTTTAACTGTGCCATTGGCATCCTGTATTTTCAGATAACCGTTCCCGTTTTTGGTTCCACCTAGAATTGCGGCATTTCCCATCAATGCGTCTAAACTGATGTACAGATGTCCATTCAGATAGTAGAGACCTTTAAATTCTCCGTCATTGGACAATATCTCAACAATCTGCTCTTGCGTCAGTGATGCCACGTCAACTGCTACTGCAACACTTTGCATATCCATCAATGTCGTAGTACCGCCAGATGCATACAGCTTGCACCGGATGTTGGTAATATCCCTCGGTATGCCGACTGTAGTGCCGTTTCCGTCAGTTACGGCCTGACCACTGCTATCAGTAAGAATCGTATATAGATAATGTTTGACCGTACTTTCATCCACGGTTGACCTGTATATGGTAGTCCATGTATTGCCGTCAGCGGTTTCCTCAATCACGAATCTACCCTTATATGTATATCTGGTAGCCGAATCGCCATCTCTGTAATATGCGTTAAATTCCAGAAAATTCGGACTGATTGTATTATCTGCGCTGCGTTTAAGTACACTGCATGACGGTTCAATAATGTAAGTTCTTCCGGGCTTTCCATCAGCTCCCGGATCGCCCTTAATCTTACTCCACATATATTTTGTAGGGTCAGTAGAATCCTCTTTGACGGTATCTGTATACTGACCGATATACAGTTTGTTAGTTCCGTCAGATACAGAAAAACCTGTCCTTCCATCAGCACTGTTCGCGTAGGCAATGTGCAGATAATACGTCTTTCCGTCTGTACCGTTCGTTCCAGGAATACCGTCCTTGCCGTCAGAACCTTCGAATTTTGACCACGTGTATTTCTTCGGGTCAGTGCTGTCGTTCGGTTCGTAGTCTACATAAGTACCAATATATGTAGACGGGGTCTCGGTCATTTGGCTAGATGATGTCGGATTTGCAACAGAACTGTATTTGATGTGGAAGTACGATGTCTTGCCATCTACTCCATTTGTTCCGTCTTTACCATCTTTACCGGGAACTCCTTGTTCGCCTCTTTCACCTTGCAGTCCATCTAAACCGTTGACTCCATTCTTTCCGGCTTTTAACTTGGCAATCGTGAATCTTCTTGTGATAGACAGGGTTTGCAAGTAAGTAGCTTTGATGTCTACCCATCCATCATCCGCACTCAGTCCTGTCACAGTGTAAGTGTACGTGGAACTGTTCCACGAGCCGGTCACATTGCTTGATTTTGATATATTGTAAGTACAGTTTGCGGTAATGTCATCATTTCCGTACATAACCTGTGCTGTGGTTGCCACAGTCGGAAATGTGCCGGGAATATTTCCGTCTGCGTCAGATGTGATCGTCTGCATATCGTTCGACAGCTGGAATGTCATATTCTTGGCAGATGCAATATTCTTTACACAAT